AAGACAATTTTGAAAACTCTTTCAAGACTAAATCTGAGGTATTTGGTGATGCACTTAATAAAAGTGAATCATTAAAAGCTATGAAAGAAGGGTCTAGAGGTAATGCATCAATTGATTTAAAAGCAGATGTTTTAATATCATCTGATTTTGCAGGTGCTTCTTCTTCTAGAGATGCAACAGGTGTTCAAAGAGTTGAGGGAATCAAAAGAGACCCAAGCAACATCACGAACATGATGGGAATTATTCCTGTCGGAACAACTAATTCTAACGTAATTAGATACGTAAAAGAATCAGCTTATACTGACAACGCTGCAAATATTGCAGAAGGTTCAGCTCCGACTGATAGTGAGTTCCAATTAACTGCAGAAGATGCAGTAGTACAAAAGACTACTGCGGTAATGACAATTTCACAAGAGATGCTAGATGATACTCCTGCACTTTCTTCGTACTTGTCGCAAAGATTACCTGCAAAAATCAATACAGTTATCGATGACCAATTAATTGGTGGTTCAGGAAGTTCACCTAATTTATTAGGATTAATGAATGGTGGTACTACTTTCGCTGCAGGAGGTTTTGCTAACGCAATAGAATCTGCACAGGAACTTGATGTATTATATGTTGCAATGAATCAATTAGCATTAGTGAATTACGCTGCTAATGGTATCATTCTTAACCCAACTGATTTTCATAAAATCGCATTATTGAAAGACACGACTAATGAATACTTAAGAGGTAACTCTCTAGTATCTGCTGACGGATTCTTTAGAATCAATGGTGTGCCAGTTTATATGAATAATAAAATGGCTGCTGGTAATTTCGTAGTTGCTGATTTTGCACAAGGAAGTCAAGTATGGCAAAGAGAAGGTCTAAAAGTTGATTTTGGTTATGAGGATTCAGATAACTTTAGCAAGTATTTGGTGTCAGTAAGAGGTGTTGCTAGATTAGCACACGCTATTTACTTACCGAAAGCATTTGTTAAGGGTTCATTCTCAACTGCTAAAACTGCATTAGAGACTAGCTAATAATAATACTTACTAGTATAATAAAGGGCAACTAAATTAGTTGTCCTTTTTTTTTATCTTTACACAAAACAAAATTTATGTATTATGAAAATTAAATGTAAAATAGAAATAACCAAAGATGGTGTAGATTACAAAGCAGGTAGCATTGTAGATGTACCGAGTGAAAATGTTTCAAAATGGATTGCTAAAGGTTGGGGAGAAAAAATAGATACAAAAGAAGAAAAAGCAACTAAAGAAACAAAAGAGTTTAAAGGCAAAAAAGAAAGCAAATAATGATTAGTGTTCAAGTAGATTCTGTAACTGGTAGTGAAATAGTTGCTAACTCTGAATTAAAATCTTACGCTAGAATAGAAACGTCAGATGATGATAGTATTGTAGCAGAGTTGATTAAAGCAGCTAGAGAAAAATGCGAGGCTATTATATATAGAGATATTGTTGCAAAGACAAGAACTTTATTCATTAGTAATATCGATGCATCTGGTGAATATGGTAATCTATATAGACGAAGAGTTAAAATTGTTTTACCATATGCTCCTATAAATGCAATTACAAGCGTACAAAGTCAAGACAGTAATGGTAATTTATCTAATATAAATTATGAATCTTTTGGCATGGAAGATAAATACATTGAAGTTACCTCATCACATAGTAAGAATATAAAAATTGTTTATACAACTACAGGATTATCTTTTGATAATTTAAAGCTAGCAATAAAACAATTAGCTACAACTTACTATGATAATAGAAGTGATTTTGTAAAAGGTCAAACCATAACAAATAAATCAATACCTACATCAGTACAAAGTATTCTTTCACCATATGTATATTATAATGAGTTATGATAAGAGCAGGAGATTTAAGATACAGGATAACAGTCAAAAGAAATACTAATTCTGCTGATGGATATGGAGGTTTTACTTCTTCACAATCAACTATAGGTTCTTTTTGGGCAGATAGGAAATACTTAGATGGTCAGATGATTTTTCGTGACGGAAAAAGAATATTACAAACTGGCATTGAATTAACACTAAGAAAAAATACCGCAACAACAAACATACAAAGAGGTGATGTATTATTTTTAACAAATGATACCAATAAATACAGAATTAATCAAATGTATGAAGAAGATTTATACACATATAAAATATTAGCAGATAAACAAGAATAAAATGGCAAGAAAATCAGGCATAGAGTTAAGAGCCTCTGACCGAATAAGGTTTAATAGAAAGATGAATAAGCTAAGTAGATTCGTACAACCATCACAAGGTTTTGATAAACAATTAAATAAATATGTTTCTAGGATTGCTGAAATATCTACAGATTTTGTGCCTGTGATTACTGGTAGTTTGAGACAATCACTATTTTTAGAAAGAAAAGCATTCAATTATGTTGTTGGATACAAAATAAACTATGCACCATTTGTTGAATTTGGTAAAGTTGGTAGAGGTAGTATCACAGGTAGAAAACCATTTTTTAGACCTGCAATTAAAATGGCTACATTCGAATTTATTAAAAGTTTAAGAAATAATTTAAAACAACAAATTAAATGAAAGACGCATCTCACATAATACGTAAAGAAGTATTTACAGCATTGAATGGTAACATTACATTAAATAGTGCAAATGTACCAGTATATAATGTAGTACCTTCTTCAGCAAGTGAACCTTATATACTTATTTCTTCAATAAGTAATATAATTTTTGATAATATAAAAGATACCTATTTAAATAATATACAAACACAAGTTGAAATTGTTACTGCATTCGATACAAACACAGGGGGACAATTAGATGCAAATCTTGCTATGAATCAAATAACACAGAGATTAATATCAAGAAATACTTTTTTTGACATATCATCTGACAATTTTAAGTGCATATCTGCACAAAATGATGGTATTACTTA